TTTGCTGAAGGAGGCAGCGTAGACAGCGATGAGATAAAAGAACTCCGACGGCAGCTTGGAGCCAACTTCACCGAGCTTGAAGCCAAGCGCCTTCTGTCTGAGCGACGAAAAGGGGGCAGTCTGGGCATCAAACCAATCAATAAGCGCGTGGGTGGACCCGTCGCCGCGAAGAAGGGAGGTTTGACTCAGGCTCAGGACATGAAGCAGGATGTTAAAACTGCCAAGCGTGTGGCTGACCAAGAAATCGGTAAGCATGTTCGGTCTCCCGCACCTAAGGGTCATGGAATCAAAGTACATAGCGGAAAGCCGATGTTCGGGAAGGACTAAGTTATGGCGACCAGTGGGACAGTCTCGACAACGGTCTTTACGACTCAGAAGGTCATTGACCATGCCTTTCGGCGTTGTCGGCTAACGCCTCAGCAAGTGACGTCTGAGCATATTCAGACGGCCCTTGACTTGCTGTTTCTTCTTCTCTCTACCTTGGTAAGTAAAGGGATTAAGCTGTGGAATATCGAGAAGATTATCCTACCTCTATATGAGGAAGAGTACTCGGTAGTCACACCTTTAGGTGTTGTTGATATGTTCAACTGTAACCTGAGGGTGTCACAGCGAGTTACGGGAACTGCCACCTCTACTGAAGGATTGGCCGATAACGCCTTTGATGGTGATGTGTTCACAACTTGTACTCAGACCCTGGCTGCCGGATCCATTACGATGCAGCTGCCCTCAGCCATAGCTGTTCCTCAATTTGGTATCCTGCCGAATGTCTCGGGGTCTTGGGATTTCTCTTTCCAATACTCCGAGGACAGTATCACTTGGGTTAATATCTTTACAAGGACCGCTGTCGCCGCGGTGGCCGGTAACTGGCTCTGGTATGATGCCGAGGGAGTCACCTCGCACCTTTACTACAGACTACAGGCCAATGGCACGACTATTCTCGATGTCGCCGAGCTCGTTTACCAGAACCTACCTTCCGAGGTACCTTTGGCTAAGCTCAATCGGGATGACTACGCAAATCTCCCCAACAAAACCTTTACTGGTCGGCCCACTCAGTTCTGGTGGGATAAACAACGATCCCAGTCAGTTATTACCCTGTGGCCCTCAGTTTCGTACCAGTTCACTTTCGCTCAATTGGTCTGTTTCGTACAGACCTACATTGAAGATGTTGGCACGATGAGTCAAGAGATCGAAGTGCCCCAAAGGTGGTACCTGGCCATTGTGACTGGTCTTGCGGCCCAATTAGCTCGTGAGATTAAGGAAGTTGATCCCTCCATGATCCCTATTGTAGCTGTTGATGCAGCCTCCGAGCTCAGCATCGCCTGGGACGGTGAGAGTGATGGTTCGGTGGCGAAATTGATGCCTAATATCTCTCCTTACACGAGGTAGGTGATGGCAATTTTCATAGATCCGACGGGGCGTGGCACTTACGGCATTGGGCTTTGTGCTAGGTGCAGTCGGAAATTTTCCATCGAGGATCTTTACTCAGACCCTAACTCCCCGGGTTTGAAGGTTTGTCGTGCTGACTTAGATGACTATGATCCCTATCGACTTCCAGCTCGACAAACTGAGGATATCACCCTCAGGTTTACGCGACCTGATGTGGCTCTCGACTCTGGTGGCCCGATCCCCAACATTATTGGACTTTTTGGGATTCGAGTTACTGAGAATGGGAACTTACGAACTACCATCAATGGCTCATTGAGAGTTATCTCACCGGCTCCTTGAGGATATAGCATGACCAATGTCACGATTCCCCAGCTTCCTCCAGCGGTAACGCCTTTGGCGCCGGCTGATCTGTTTGAGGTAGTTCAAACTATCTCTGGAGTACTAACCAGCAGAAAGGTTTCTGCAGCCGATCTCACCGGGGGAGGCGGAACTCAAGCCACTTTGATTTTGACCGACACTAACCCCGTTGACCTAGTTGATGTTAGTAATGCTCTTAATTTGGGAGGTCTGGTTCCTACAACCGACCCTCACTTGGCTTTCTCGGCGGCTATTGTTCAAGCCAAGGCGAATATCAACACGGCTGCTCCTTTAAGTATTAACCCTTTCGGTGGTCAGGTTCAGATGGGCGATCAGCTCGTAGTAACCGCCGCTGGTACGGTTTTTCAGCAACCGTTTTGGACGGCCAATACTGTCCTCACTATTCAAGCGGCTCAGGCCTCGATGTTCCAATCAGTGGAGCATTGGAATATCACTGCTACCGGGCCTGTCTACATTACCAATAAGAGCCGGGGAGCCACTCTTGGCGCTCAAGCTTTGGTTCAGTTAAACGACAGTCTCTACACTGAACAGTATCGGGGTAGCGATGGAGTTCAATTTCTTCAATTTGCTAACTTCGAAGCACTGGTCGATGGGGCGGCGGCACTCAACAATACTCCGGGACGTTTGGTCTTTCGAACGACTCCAGTTGGAGGGATTAGCCCGCTTGAGCGTTTGAGGATGAGTTCTACAGGTCAGCTTGTTGTAACGGCCAATGGCGCGGCCTATGTCAGCACGCCTAAACAAGTAATAGGTGTGACACCTGTGACGGTTTGGCAAGGCGCGGCTAACCAAACGATCCTTACCATTGATCATTTTACGGCCGATCCTAACCCCGGGCAGTTCATCTTTCGTAAGTCGCGTGGAGCGACGCTCAGTGTCTATACGATCGTGCAATCGGGTGATCAGTTAGGTTCTCTCCAGTTTCATGGGTCGACTGGCACTGACTACACTCCCGCTGCTGAGATCCGTGGCGAAGTCGATGGTACTCCCGGTGCTGGTACGGATATGCCTGGCCGACTCGTGTTCCTTACCTCACCCGATGGTTCGGCGACTCCAGCTGAGGGGTATCGCGTTACTAACCTGGGTAATTTAGTCTCAACGGGAAGAACTGCTGCTTATGGCACGCCTGTCACGTTCAGTGCAGTTGTCCCCCAGCTGACGGTTCAGGCACAGACAGCTGCTGGCATCGCAAGTGTTAGACACTCTGCCGACGCTGGTGGTGCGTTCATGTTCTTGGGAAAAAGTCGCAATGCGACCTATGGAGGCCAAACCATAGTGCAAAACGCCGATGGCATCGGCACGATTGATTTTCGTGGCTCTGACGGCGTTGCTATGATTCAGCTCGCCACCATCACGGCGTTCAGTGATGGGGTTCCGGGTGTCAACGATATGCCTGGTCGATTAAGCATTCACACAACCCCAGACGGTGCGGTTTCAGCACTTGAGCGGTTGCGTATCAATAACGCGGGTAAGGTCTTCCTCACGGGTGACGGTGCGACCTTTGCCCCACCCATCACGAGTCTCGATTATGGCCTAGCTATTCAAGCTACGCTCAGTGCTTCGCTGCTTCAAACCCTGTACACCTCGGGCTCTAGCGGTCCTCAGCACATGTTGGCTCATAGCGGGTCGAACACCTTAGGTGCTAACGCAATCCTTACCGATGGCGACACTCTGGGTCAACTCGCGTTCGGTGGCTACGACGGTACGACTGCCAACATCCTGACAGGGGCGCGCATTAACTCGGAGGTTGTTGGTGCCGTCGCAGTAGGCCAATTGCCGACAGCCTTGATAATTCACACCCGTGCGATTGGAGATGCTGCAACTTTCGAGAGAGCGCGATTCAACCCTGCTGGTCGATTCTTGCTGACCAACGACAACACCAGCACAGCACCACCCCCCACGTTGGCGACTGTGGTGCCGTTTGTAGCTGCTCAAGCTGTGAACTCAGTCGTGCCCATTATTGCAGTTTACAAGCACTCAGCCGATGCACTTTCTGGCGCGTTGGCTATGGTCAAGACACGGGGTACTGTAGCCGGTGCTACAACAGTCGTTCAGCTTAATGACTCTCTGGGCAGTGTGCAGTGGTGGGCTCCCATCGGGGGCACAATGGATCTGGGGGGCTACATCGAGGGGATTGTCGATGTTGCTCCTGCCACTACGATCTCAGCACGAATCTCAACTTGGACGGCACCTTCGGGGGGCGATCCTCTGGAACGACTGAGAATTCAGGCTAATGGTCAGAACGTCATTATGGGAGGTGGGACGGCGTATGGTGTCCCGCCCACTTTCGGAGGCTTGCTCCCCGCCTCTGTTGTAATGGCGCAAGGCGGAAGTGGTATAGCCAATGTCGGTTATAACGCCACCCCGACTGGTGCCACGCTGTACATGGCGAAGTCCAGATCTACGATCTATGGCAACAACGCCACAGTCAATACTGACGACACCGTAGGGGCTATCGAATTTTTCGGCAATGATGGCGCTGCGATGATTCAGCTCGCGACCATCAAGGGAGTGGTTGAGGCAACCCCCGGCGCGAATGACATGCCTGGTCGATTGGTGTTCAGCACCACACCTGATGGGACGACTGCCTCTGTTGAGCGTATGCGCATTCTCCAAAACGGAATGGTCTCAATCCTAATCTCGGGTTTCGCTTACGGCAACGCTCCGAACCCTGTAGAGAGTGCCATCGCCGGAATCGTGATCCAGGGTGTTGGCCCCTCTGTCGCTCTTGATCATTACACCAACAGTGCGACGGGTCCCGTGTACGCATTGCGTAAGTCACGTGGCACAACGGCGAGTTCATACACGATCGTTCAGCTCAACGACATTCTTGGTTCGATTAACTGGTACGGGGCCAACGGCTCTGACATCACTAACATAGCGGCACAGATTCAGGCAGCCAGTGATGCCACCCCTGGTGCCGCCGATATGCCTGGCCGACTGATGTTCTTGACCACGCCTAACGGTACGGTCACACCTGTTGAGCGCATGCGAATCTCTGAGGATGGTTTCATAACCTTCCCCAGCGCAGGAACGGGGATCATTGGCAAGATCACCTCGGCTGATGTAACACGAACTAATACGACTACTCTGGCTGACGATGCCACATTGACCTTTACCGTCTTAGCCGCAGCCAGTGCTACTGTCAGGTATTCTTTCGAGTGTTTGCTTGACTTCACTAACGCGGCAGCGACCGCCGATGTGAAGTTGGACTTCACCGTCCCTGGTGATACGTACATGTACTATGCCGAGTGGATTGGGTCGGCCGGTTCAACAGGCTCGGCTCGACTCATCGGGGGAGCCTCTTCGACTCTTACAACCATCGCCATTGCCGCGGGGGAGTCTGTTGCTGTCCATATCTCGGGAACCGCCAACCTAGGGGCAAGCACTGGTGCCTTTGCGTTACAATGGGCTCAGAACACCCTTGACGCGGTAAACGGTACTACCCTGTCAAACGGTTCTTGGATGCGCTGGAAACGACTGGCTTAACCACAGATTAATTTTCACCAACGAGCCTAGGAGGCTAAGATGCAACAGCAACAGCAACAGCAAGTCAATCTCTCCCAACAGCAGGTCCAGCAGGCGGCCGCGGCCGGAGCTGAGCTCCTGGAGGATCCAACGCTTCGGGTACCTATGCCCTTGGCTTTGGGTCAGCTGGGGACTCTCAAGACTCTTCTTTTGGCCATCGCTACGGGAAAATTAATCCTCGCAGTCCCGCCTGAGGAGAAGCCCCAGTTGAAGATGGTCGAGGGAGATGCTAGTGCCTGATGAGCTCTGGAAACTCCTGATTCAACTGCCCATTGTTGCAGTTGTAGTCTGGGTAGTGCTCAGATTGCTTCATCAAGCCACGGCCGAGCGAGCGGTATTTATGACGGCCATGTCTGAGCAATCTCGGCTTTTCACCGCCGAGCTCAAGGCGGAGCGAGAGAGTCGAGAAGCCACAGTGAGACAAACCATGGCTAGTCTTACCGAGCTTTCAACAGCCATCACTGAGCTGAGAAGTGAGGTAAGACTTAGTCATGCAACTCAACAACGAGTGGGAACTTCTCCAAAATGAATGTTACCCTCCTCAGACACAGCTACTCCAAGTTCGAGACTGAGGGGTCTTTGAGTGTGGCTAGTCTAAAGCTTTTCACCATGGAACGTCCTTGGATCCCGGGGGTTGAGCTGGGGGGTAGCCCATTTCTTTCCTGTGTCCCCGACGGGGAGTATACTCTCTCTCCTTGGGTTCGTCCGGGCGGGGCTGAGGTTTATATTCTCGAGAATCCCGAGTTAGGCGTTTGGAAACAAGAAGAGGACCGACCCGACGGTCATGGAAGATACCTTATTCTGATCCACACTGGCAATTTTGTTTCCGATGTAGTTGGTTGTATAGCCCCAGGGATCAGTCATGGGATGTTGCTAAGTAACAAGACGGGTCGAATGGAACGAGCGGTAACAGGGAGTGCTGGAGCTATGCAGAGACTCAAGATTGAGCTCGGTAGACAAGAGATCCACCATCTGACAATTACCCCTTCAACAGGGGCGAGGGGAGTTCGATAATGGCCACCGCGATGACCTACACCTCTCTTGTCCAAGACTTGCAGCAGTACTTGGAACGGGGGACTCCTGATGACCCCACAGTATTTGACCAATTGCCCAGACTCATTAACCTGGCTGAGCGAAGTATCGCCACTGAGTTGAAAATTCTGGGCTTCATCAATGTGGTGACTTCAACCCTGACTGCTGGGGTCTCAGTATACGCCAAACCTACACGTTGGCGCGAAACTGTGAGCATCAATTTTGGCTTGGGGGCTAGTCAGGTGCGAACACCTCTTTTCCCCCGGAGCTATGAGTATTGTCGTTCTTATTGGCCTGATGAGGACATTCAGGGACAGCCGTTGTTCTATTCTGACTATGACTACAACAACTGGTTGATTGCCCCCACCCCGAATGCGAACATGCCATTTGAGGCGATCTACTACCAGCTGCTACCTTTACTGGACGCTGTGAATCAGACCAACTGGCTGACCGATTTCGCACCTAATCTACTACTGCATGGGACTCTCCTGAAGTGTACTCCATTCCTGAAGAACGATGAAAGGATCCCAACTTGGCAGACTCTTTACGCGACCGATTTGCAAGCCTTTAACACCCAGGACTTAGGCAGGATTATTGATCGCACTACTTCGAGGCAAGAAGCATGAGCTATACAGATGTCTTTGGGGGAGCTACTCTCTACCCAGTCGGTCAGAGCTACCTTAGTCTGGTCTTCGCCACTGACCAGACGCTTGAATGGCCTCTGGAGCAACAGAGCAGCAACATTGTCGCCAGCATCATGGACCTCAGCGCCACAGTCCCTGGGCTGAATGTGATTCTAACCGACGCCAGGCAGGTTTCTACGGGGATTCAAGCAGTATTCAACAATGTCGGTGCGAACACGTACACCGTCAAAGACTCAGTAGGAGGAACGATCATAGCCCCGGCTCCTGGGACTGCCTGGGTCGCTTATCTCACGGATAACTCTACCGCGGCCGGATCTTGGAGAACCTTTCAATTAGGGGCAACAGTTTCAGTAGCCTCAGCTGCAGCTTTGGCAGGTGCTGGAATCAAGGCGATCTCAACTACTCTAAATCAGAAAATTGAGCCCTCGTCTAAAGCCTCAACTCCCTTTACGATCGTGGATGCCGATCGAGCCAAAGGGCTGATCTATACCGCTGGTGTAGGCGTAGCGAATCTGACGGCCGCAGCCACGTTGGGGTCAGACTGGTTCGTCCTACTGAGGAATAGTGGGTCAGGCGATTTAGTGGTCACTCCTCCGGCCGGATTGATTGATGGCTCAGCCACCAAGACCGTTTCTCCCGGTGAGTCATGTATCATCTTCACTGACGGGGCCAATTTCTATACAGTTGGATTCGGTCAGTCAAGCACTAGTGTCTTCGACTACATTTCCATTGCCGTGCCTGGCTCGGGAGACTACACACTCTCGGGGGTTGAGTTAAATCGAATCTCTTACAACTTCACCGGAATCTTAACGGGGAATCGGAACATTGTCGTTCCTGCCTCAGTTCAGCAGTACTGGGTAAGCAATCAGACCACAGGGGCTTTTACTTTGTCGGTCAAGGTCGCTGCTCAAGTAGGGCCTCCAAGTATCCTCCAAACCGATCGAGCGATTCTTTATTGTGACGGGGCTCAAGTAGTGAATGCGAGTTCATCTACCGTGGTATTCCCCATCTCAATCAGCCAGGGGGGGACGGGGGCTATCACGGCAGCTGCTGCTGTCACGGCCTTGGGGGCTGTGCCAACTACTCGAGCCATTACTGCTGGATCTGGCATGGCTGGCGGGGGGGATTTGTCTGCTAATCGTACCCTGACTTTGGATATCAATAGTCTGACGACTGACACCACTCCTGATTTCGCGGCTGACTTCGTTCCCACTTTTGACGTTAGTGCCGCGGCCAATAAGAAGGTGTTGCTGGAGACGATCCAACCCACCACTCTGAAAACCTTGCAGGATACTGATTTCAGTTTCAGCAACCAAGGAACAGATCAAACGATCACGGGACTTACTCAGGCCTTGTTAGCAGCAAAGAACTACTTGATCGAGTTCGCGGTTCGAATTGTTACTGCCTCCAGTGGTTACTCATTCTCGTGGGATCCTCCTGCCGGGTCAGGTCTGACAGGGTTTGGTTCTCGAGCGGGGTCGGCCAATCCCCTGCAATTGGCCTCAACCGGGGCTTCAGATGTGATTGACTCCCAGACAGCAGCAGCGAGAGACGCCTGGATTACGGGCTGTGTCTACTACAATCCCTCGTCTGATGGAAATTTGATCTTTACTGTGAAGCAATCCACGGTTGATGTCAATTCAGCCGTAGTAGCCGGGTCCAGTTGGTCACGAGCGACGATTGTAGCATAATGGCACTCAAACCTGTCAGAATCCAATCCCGTCCTGGCATCAAGCGAGATGGGACAGTTCTTGAGGGCGATGTCTATATTGATGGTCAATGGGTCCGATTCAATAGAGGTCTTCCTCGGAAAATGGCCGGTTACCAAGCGGTTACGGCTACTCTACCTGAGCTAGTTCGAGGAATGACTAGTTTCTCGGCCAATTCTCTCCAGTATTTGCATCTTGGGAGTGCGACGAAGCTGGGTCAATACATCACTAACTCAGCAGGGAATTTGTCAGCTTTCAATAATCGAACTCCAGCAGCGTTGGTCAACAGCAGTGACAACTTGTGGCAATTCGATCACTTCTATGACTCAGTGGCCGCAGTAACTCGATTGATCGCACATGCCGCCCCTAATTTGTCAGCGATTGATTCCACGCTCAATCGAGCCATCTGGTTCGGGACTGATACTGCGGCTGCCGTATTAACTGACACCACGTTGGCTCAAGTGAGCGGAGGCATTGTTGTTCTTGGCCCCTACCTGTTCTCTTTCGGGAATGATGGGAATATCAACTATAGCGCTGTGAACAACCCTACTGCGGCTGGAGCTTCAGCGTTCATTACTCAGCAGAAGATTGTCAAGGGGATGGTTCTGAGAGGTAATGGCTCGGGTCCAGCAGGGTTGTTCTGGTCCCTAGACTCCCTAATTCGAGCCTCTTTCGTGGGGGGAGTTACTGTTTGGAACTTTGACACGATCACCTCAGAGTCGTCCATCCTGTCAAGTCAGGGAGTCATTGAGTACGATGGCATCTACTTCTGGGCTGGGGTTGATCGGTTTCTGATGTTCAACGGCGTTGTTCGTGAGATCCCGAACACCTACAATAACAACTGGTTCTTCGATGGTTTGAACATTAACTATCGCCAGAAAGTGTTCGCTTTCAAAGTTCCTCGCTGGGGTGAGATCTGGTGGTGTTACCCACGGGGTAATGCCACTGAGTGTACTCATGCGGTCATTTATAACGTCCGGGAGGGGTCTTGGTACGATACTGAGCTTCCCGATGGGGGGAGGACCTGCGGGATTTATGCCAAGGTCTTTGAGCACCCGTTCATGACAGGACTGGTAGCCAACGCTACTCCGGCGTATACTCTATGGCTACATGAGAGTGGTACTGATCGGATTGAGGCCTCAAGTGTTAACCCCATCCAGTCGTTCTTTAGCACGAATGAGATCTCAATGATTACTCAAGAGGAGTCAATAGACAAGTCTCTCCGGGTGGCTCGAATTGAACCAGACTTTGTTCAAGTTGGCGATATGACTGTCACGGTGGTCGGGCGCCAAAATTCTCGTGCCCCTTTTGTTGATGGACCGACGTTTACTTTCGGTGATACTGCTCCTCTGCCTGAGGATCAAACCATTAAGCTGAAAGAGATCGCACGTCTCATGACTTTCAAATTCGAATCCAATACAGTGGGGGGAAACTACGAGATGGGAGAATCCCTAGCCCATATCGAACCAGCAGATGGAAGGATTCAGTCATGACCATTAACCCCCAGGGGATGACCGTTATCGAATGGACTGACGCGATGGCCTTCTTGCTTAATGGCTCTCCTCCCACGCAGAAGCTGTTGGATCCGACCGATTGGAAGACTTGGGGCAGGAGTCTTTTGCAGACTCTTCCTGACGGTCCGAACGTCGATGAATTTGAGGACTGGAGGGAATGGGCCATGAGACTTAACAGTACTGAAGAATTTGGGGGTTGATTATGGCAAGAACTTACACTCCACCCGCAGGTGACTTACTTCGATACGGTCAAGGAGCTGAGCAACAAATGTTCTCTGATTCGAGCGAGGCTCGAACACCTGTAACTCCTGGAGGCTTCGATCTTGGTGAGATTCCTGTTACCGGGGTTTCCGGACTAGGGCCGTTAGGAAGCATGGGGGATTTTAGTCCTCCGGGCGGAATTAATGCTCCCATTACTTTCGGGGGGGATGGTCCCAGTCCAGGAGGCGGGGGAAGTCTTCTGGGAAACACTGATTTGTCTGGCGCTTGGGGAGCTGTCAAAAATGGGGCTGAGAATGTCAGTAACTTTGTTGTAGACCATCCAGGTTGGGCCGGGCTCATAGGGAGTGCTTTAGGAGTTCCTGCTGCTGGCCCGCTAGCCGGATTGTATTCTTTAACTGGTGGCATTGGGGGAGGTCTTGACACAAATTCCGGCTCTGGATTTGGGATGGAGGGAGGTTGGGGTGGAGGCAATTTTGGTGGGGGCGATTGGGGAGGGTCTAGCTTCGGGGGTTGGAGTAATCCGGGCAATTGGGCTGGTAGTGATTTCTCTCCCCAAGGCGTGACAGCAATGGCGGCGAAAGGAGGAGCGGTGAGAAGAAATTTCCAAACGGGCGGTCTCGCCCAGTTAGCTCAACAAACCGGTCAAGCGATGGGGGCTAGTCCTGAAGAGACTCAGGAAGCAGCCCAAGGACTTGAGCAGATCTTCCAAACCCCTGGTGGACCTCAGGAGCTCTTTACCTCAGCTGCTCGTGCGGGGATGAATCACGCTCGAGGAGGTCGGATCGAATCGGGGCGTACTGTTTGCATGAGGAAGGGCGGTCCTGTTAACTATGCCACGGGGGGACTAGCCTCTGCCGCTCATCGTGTGGCAGGTAGTGGAACTGGCGATGATTCGATTTTGGTTCACATGACCGAGGGCGAGTTCAATAACTTGAGGTCGGCCTGGGGAGAGCCTGACATTAACCCTCGAACGGGAATGCCAGAGTACAGCTGGCTTGGTGACAAAGTAAAGAGTGGTTGGCACAGTCTGAAAGGCGGGGTTAAGAAGGTCTTCCAGAACCCCATTTTTCAAACTGTGGCTCCTATAGCTTTGGACTATTTCTTCCCCGGAGCAGGTAGGGCTCTAGGAACTTGGCTGGGGGCTTCAGCCGGTACTGCTAATGTCGTAGGGAATGCAGCCATTGGTGCCGGCATGGGAGCCCTGGCCGATGGGAAGAAAGGAGCTTTGTCAGGGGCTATCTCGGGGGGGATTAGAGGAGGTGGTGGGGCGATGGCCGGTAAAGCCCTTGGAGTCTCGGGGAAAATGGGGAACGCCCTGGGGACAGCGCTTCTTCAGGGAGCCAACTCGAGTCTACAAGGAGGTAGCTTTGCTCCTGCCGCTGTGATGGGAGGGTTGCAAGGTTATTTCCAAGCTCCCGAGGTAGCCTCCCTAACTGATTCTGCCGAGGCAGCTGCGGTTCCTCAGATCGATCCGGCTACGGGGATGGCAGTAGAGCCCATGGGTATCCAAGGGGATGCCCCCCTTAATGATCTCGATGCCAAGATTCGAGCGGGTAATCCTCGGGCTACGATGGCTAAGCCCCAACCTGGAGCGAGTTGGGGAGTGACCGCTCGAAAATATGCTTTGCCCATCATGGGAGGTTTGGCTTTGGCTAGCGCCCTGAGCGGCAGGCATCAGTCGACTGTGGGGAAACCTATTCCGAACCAACCGGGATTTGATTCGCCTCTCACTAAGCTGCCCTTTAATCGAAACTCTGAGACCCCGGCGATTGATTACTTCACCTATGGGCAAACAGCAAACCCCAACCCGGGCGAACAACAATTCTTCGGGGATAACGCCGTACCTCAACCGGGGTTGGCTCAAGGGGGGTTGCTCCAAAGCGAGCACATGCCAGCAGTTAAGGGTCCTGGATCGGGGAGAGATGATCATATCCCCGCCAACCTGTCCGATGGTGAGTACGTGATGGATGCCGAGACAGTGGCCCTGCTGGGTGACGGATCAGGCGATGAGGGTGCTCGTAGACTGGACGAGATGCGAAAAAATCTGCGAAAACACAAGGCTCAGGGTTTATCGAAGGGGACTCACTCACCTGATGCAAAACGTCCTGAGGAATATGCCGGGATGAGGGATTACGCGAAAGGTGGGAAAGTTCGGAATGTTACGGCTCTCTTTAATAAAGAAGGCCGGATCGTGCACCCAGGCGAGAAGGTCACCGATTTCCGAGGCACGGAATGGATTGTCACTGGGCATGCACCCCCCAGGCATGAAGGCTCTACTGGTCGAGTTTGGGTTCGTCATGTTGACGACCAAGAAGGTCCAGGGAGTACGCGAGAATTCTTCCCCGGTGTCATGGATTTGGAAATCCGAAAGCCTGAGCTCAAAAAGAATGGGGGTCGAGTGGATCTGGCGAAGGGGGGTATGATCCTCAGGGGGCCTCGCAAGAGATCGCCAGGTAGTGGCGGGGGATTTCAAGTGAGACGAATTCGAGTTGATGGGCAACCGAGTCATATTATCTCACCCGACTATACCGGGCGAAAGGAATTCCCTCGAGAAGAGGCTGAGGCTCATGCCGAGAATATGATTCGGCTAAATGACGGTGTGGACTACAAGGTCTATGGCATCGGGGGCGAACTGGCCGATACGGCCGAAGATGAACTGTTGCAAGAAATGCTGAAGCACATTACGAAAGGAGATGCAGAATGAGCGTCCTTGATTTCTTATTCGAGGGCAAGCCACCGCAATCAGTTACCACTTATGGGACTAAGACCGACACCATTCCTCAATGGATGTCGGACTACACTCAGGGGGTAATTGGAAAGGCCAATGCCGTAGCTGCTGAGCCCTACCAGGCCTATGGTGGGCCTCGGGTGGCTAGTTTTACTCCCGATCAGCAAGCGGCGTTTGAGGCTACTCGGAACAATCAAGGGATAGCTAATCCTTTCATCAATGAGGCTGCTGCTGGCAATCGGCAAGCATCAGCCGTCAACCCTTTGGCCGCTGCTTCTCCATATCTCAGTAAAGCGGGTGGTAGTTGGACAGACCCGGGTGTAGCTGACAGCTATATGAATCCCTACATCCAGAATGTTCTCAACCGGAATCAGACGCTGGCTCAACGAAATCTGACTGAGAATTTCATCCCGGGTTTGCAAGACGCCTTTACCTCAGGTGGTTCGTTCGGTGGTACGCGAATGGAGGAGATGGGTCTTCGTGGAACCCGAGATATCGCCGAAAACCTGAACGAGCAGAACTTGGCCTCATTAGCCGGAGCTTACGGGCAAGGCGCAAATATCTACGGAGCTGACGCCTCGCGGGCGGGGAATGTCGGAACCGCAGTGGCCAATGCCTCGGGGATGGGCGCTGACATCGGGTTTAAGGGTGCGCAACAAAGTGGAGCTCTGGGAGAGTTAGCTCAGAGCACTGGTCTGAAAGACACAGCCGCACTCGAGACCATCGGGGGGGAACAGCAAGGTTTAGGTCAGAAGAGCCTAGACACAGCTTATAAAGATTTTACTCAGCAACGGGACTATCCCCGCGATACCATCGGGTGGATGAATTCCGTGGTGAAAGGGATGCCGTACTCCAAGATCAGCAATGTCTCTGAGACGGGGCCCTCACAGACCTACCAGCCATCCCCCTTGTCGCAATTGGCCTCAGCCGGATCGGCGATCTACGGGATTAATCAGATGAGACAGAAACGGGGTGGTTTGATTCGAGGGGGGTACGCACGATGAAACGAAAGAAGCAGTACCGCTTCAAGAAAGGCGGCTTGGCCATGGCCGAAGGCGGCGAGTTCGATGACCCGTCCCTTTACGATGACGAGCTGGACTCGGAGGACGAGGGGGGCTCGACTAATAACCAGCTCCTGACTCTACTGACTCAGAACATGGGGACTACTACTGAGGCAAAAACCCAGGCTCAAAAGATTCTCGATAATTACCAATCGGGGGCGACAAGCGACGAGGAAGACGAGCTTGTTAATCGGATGGAAGAATCAGCTGACACCACCAGAGCAACTCTGAAGGCCGCTCGTGAGAAGCTGATGAGTGAGAAGTACAACGATGCGGGTATGTGGTTCAAAATGGCCGGAGCCTTGGCAGCTCCCACCAAGACGGGATCCTTCTTTGAATCAGCCGGTCGAGCAGCTGACGTAGCTGGTGAGGAAGTCGGCAAGAAAGATATTTTTGAAAGAGCCCGGGATAAAGAAGTCCTGGGGTATGACACCGCTGCTGATGCCATCGACCAAGGGACCATTTCTAACCGTCTGAAGTTACTCCAAGCCCGTCAGTTGAGCGAAGCAGCTCTAGCTCGGTCAGCCTTGGGTGTTTTAGGTAAGCCGACCGCAAATGCCAGCTTGGCGAGAACAGATCCTCGATTCCATGGGGCCCAAGCCCTTGATGCGATCTATCTCAAGGACTATCTCCCCTTTATTAGTGGCGGATCTGCCAAGGCAACTAAGGCCCTATACGAGCTGGGTTTGGCTGAGCGCGAACTCCAATCAGGCAATGATAAAATTACCGGTCCCATAGTCGGGACAATTCGATCGGTCTCGGTACCTTACATGGGCGAGGTTGGCGATGCCGTGGCTGATGTTCTCTGGCCCACTGGAGGAAACGTCAAAGCTATGGTGGAGGGTAACATCCTCGAATCATTGCGTCAAGTTTTAGGTAGCCAGTTTACCGAGAACGAGGGCAAGCGGATCTTGGCCAACACTTACAACCCACGTCTGGATGAGAAAATTGTGGCTAAACGAGTTACAGCCCTAAGGCTCTCACTCGAAGAAGCCCTGAAAGACAAAAATCGAATGGCCACCTATTACCAGACCCATGGTACTCTGGCGGGTTATCCAATCAAGCAGCATCACATCGAGGATTTCGGCCATTATGATGATGGCCAGCCCAATGATGCCAAGGGAGAGGATTATAAACTTGATCCTCAGGTTGAGTTTGACACCTATATAATGCCTAGTGGCGATAGGTTTCAGGCTCCTAAGGGGGCTACCAAAACCAAAATTCTCGAGTACTATCGCCAGTTGCATCCCGAGAAGAATATGGGAAAGGATGGGAGAGAGATTCCCCAGGGTCATTTCAAAGGGGGTCGAATTAGGTCTACTCGTCAAGGTATCGCTAATTTTGCCGAAGGGGGTCCAGTTTATTTCTCAGAGGCTCCTGACGAGGAACCTGAAGGTCCTTCTATGCTCGAACAATTTAAACAACAATTAGATCCGGGGGATATCGTTACTGCTCCTTTCGGGGCTGGAGCTGGTTCTCTGATCGGATTAGGGGCTGTGGGGTTGGGCACTCGCCTTGAAGAAATGCTCCACCCCGAGCGGAAAATAAGCCCCGGTGAGAAAACTTACCTCAAGGCTCTTCGAGTTGGGAATGAGGATCTCTCTGAGACTGGACTAAAAATTAAAAGAGCCCGAAAACAGGGAGTGCCTGCCACTTTAATGGACGCCGGAAGTCCAGCAACTCGAGCCCTGGCTGAGCGTGCTTTAATTCAAGGCGGTGCACGAGCAGAGCAGGCTATTGATGAGATCGAAAGTACTCGCAACAATTCGCGTGATCGTGTAGCTGCACGAGTAGATGCTTCTTTGAAGCCTCTGCCCTACTTTGACAGTCAAAGAAAGCTAACGGATGCCCTCTACAGCAACTCCAAACCTCTCTATGCCGCAGCCTACAGCAAGTATCCCGGAATTGCTGAATCGGCAGTACCGGCTTTCAAAAAGATTTTTGATTCACCCGATGGCCGGAGAGCCGTTAAAGTCGGACTGAGACTTTTGCGAAATCAAGGCAAGACGATAGGGAAGGTTGACGCAGTGGGGATGGTCAATAAACCATCGCTTGAATTCCTTGACTATGTCAAACGCGGGTTCGATCAGATTATCTCGAAAGAGGAAAAGAATGGACCGACGGCTCTGGGTCGATCCCAGCGGCAATTGCGTAATCAACTGAGGGATCAGCTGGACCTTGTGTCTCCCGAATACACTCAAGCTCGGGCACAATACGCAGGTGATCTTGAGGTGCTTGACGCTCTAAAAAGTGGGCGAGAGGAATTCCACACTCTACAACCTGATGAAATTTCCACTCAATTGGCTGGAATGTCTACGGCTGAGAAACAAGCCCACCGGACAGGCGTGGCTCAGCATCTCTTCGAGTTAATTCACGGCCCCTATACTGACATGAATGCCGCTCGGAGAATTATAGGATCTCCGGCGATGGTGCAACGACTCAATCTTCTTTTCCCGAAACCGGCTGACGCTCGGATCTTTAATGAGGCCCTTAATCGAGAGATGAGCCTATTCGATCGACAACGCCAAATGCACCGACGGGCAGAACAAGGAAGACAGACGCGGATGGGTAGGGAGCTAGCTACTGAGGCTTCCCCCCTGAAGGAGTTCGGTGATTCAACTTTAGGCCGAGTGGTGGGAGTCTGGAACCAGCCCTCTCTAACGATGACTCCTGATCAAGCCGACGAGGTTGTTGATATTCTCCGACGAGGAACCCCTCGAGAGGTTAATCGAACTTTGGCCCGATTCCTGCCTCTACAAGCTAGACAAATACGCCTGAGGACTCGTAGGGCTCGAGGGGCCAAGCTAGGGGCTGCCATTGGCGCTTTGGTTTCGCCCTTCATTAATGAGCCTTCTCCTACCGAAGAAGAACCTGAGGAGTAGACCGTGGCTAAAGGAAAACCATTCAACCGGCTTGCCCAGTACCTACAGGCGAAAGCTCCCCAAATGGGGATGTTCTCAACTCTTGACGAGCTCGTTCAGTCAGCTCCGTTCGAACAAGCTCCTTTAGAGGAATGGAAACGCTACCTTTCCCCTGGAAAGATCTTCGAGCGAGAGGGAGTTCAGTTTCCTCTCAAGCAAGAAGAATTGGACTACTCCAATCTCGGTAAGTTGGAGCCTACTGGCGCTCTGCTCGATAAAGAGTGGTTAAGACGATATATCCATGAACAACGCCCTGAATTTCGACTCACCATAGGCTCCGCTGATACGTCACCCACGGGACAAGAAGAGAGGAAGGCGATTGATTCGATCTTGCGAGGAGAGACGTCGATGGAGTCTCTCCCTGGAACTACTCTTGATGCTAACGGCCTTTATGAGGCGGCTAGGGATAAACTCTACTTTGAATCTCCCAAATATGGTGATTATTCTTTGGCTCCTGGTAAGGATTCCGATCCCGGTTACGAGGAGAGTATTACGCGATTACGAGACCTTGAAGGCCGCAGTCATTTCAGTCCTGATGTTATGTCATGGTCTCGCTCCTCCCGTCACAATCTATATCTACCTCCTCGGAAGGCTCGTCTTGTTGATGAGATTCAATCAGATCTCCACTCCCAAGCCGGTGAGAAAGGTTTTGAAGACCCAGAAACTGGATTGTGGTCTTCTACTGAGGACACCAGGCGCCGTGCAGGATTTTTCCACGCTAGGGATCTGGATGAAGCTAGCCGTGAATTGGCCTTTGGTCATTTGATCCCTCGACGTCTGGGCTATAAAGATCCGGAGAAAGTAGCTCAACTAGCCAAGGATCGAGCTTTGGCTACTGTCGAAAGTAATGACCGGCTGGCCGAGCGCGATCATCCACCCTTCCCGCGTGACCCTCTTACTGGTTCTAATATGGACGAGTTTGGAGCGGAAAGGAAGCGAGCTTTAGCCTACGAGGAGGCTCAAGGTAGGTTGGAAGATATCAGCGCACGTCTCAGTCAGGAGGAGCAAAAACCTCAAGATGCACCATTCAAAAACCCGGCCGATTACGCTAGACTTGAGCTTCGAAAACAACTGCTTAATGCAGTTAATGCTGATGAGGATTCTCTGGCTTTGGTCCGAGGTCAAGACCAGATCGACCGGTATGAAGGCGGTATGGATGACCGTCGGGCCGCAGGTATGAGGTATATGTATGACGAGGTGTACCCCTCAGTCCTGAAAAAATTGGCCAAACAGTACGGAGCTGAAATGGAGGATGTGCCTCTCTTAGTTCGATCAGGTGAGGACCTTCGACTCACGACGATGCAAGACCATGGGTGGGAAACTGCAGACGATGTTCTCGACTCATTGGATGATTTCAACCACTCCGGCGGTCCGGAATTCTGGCCTGAAGCGGCAGATACCTATGGGAATCTTGCCTCAGAGCTCGAGGCCAAGCTGCTTGCCTTGTTTCCTACACGAGAGCATAGGTCAAGTTATCAGCAGGGGATGTTAGAAGATCTCACAGAACTACAACGTAAGATCGATAATCATTACGTTGAAACCAGAGATGCAGCTGAGTTATATAAGGCAGATCGAGCCGAGGGTCTGCCTGAAGGAGATGCCTTGGCACAAGCTCACCAGGGGCTCACGCATGGTCTTTTGGCCGAAATTCAAAAAAGCTTCCACGCCTTATGGGAAGACTACACCACTCGCAATGCACAGGGTTGGAGAGACGATGCGGGAGAGGTTCAATTCCCGGCTATGAAACTCACTCCTGAGGTTAAAGAACGAGTTAAGAAAGCGGGAGTTCCACTTTTTAGCGTAGGTGCGGGGGCCATACTCCAACCAGACGATGATGAACCCCAAGGGCATGCGAAGGGAGGTTTGATTAGTGACCTCCTGTATGAGATCGTAGATCGACACACGGGTGAAGTAGTCAGTCAGCCCTATCGGAATAAAAAGCGAGCACGAACTCGTGCCGATAAACTCGACAACGACTATGGCGCTTATCGGTACCAAGTTCGCGAGAAGAAACCAGTTGTAACCCCTGACGCTAGTCAAGATACTGGCCTCGAGGAGCTGCGTCAGGACTACGCGAAAGGTGGACGTGTCTACAATAGCGATGCTCGGAATGAAAGGGCCCGACTATTCGGTCGGCCAAAAGCCCCAAGCCCCGATGAGGCAGTCCAACGCTTAGTAGATCTAGGTGATTCACAACGAGGCAGTCCTGAGCAGGCGATGCTAGATGTCCAAAAGATATACGGGGGAGGAGTTCTCAGTCCGGTGGTGGAGCATACTGGAGATCTCATCCACCGAATGTCGCATCATGCGAATTATGGGAGTGCCTACCCCGGATTAGTTCGAGACAAAGTCGAGAAAGTTTTGGATGCTCTGAACTACCCCTACGGCTTTCAGCGTGAGATGGGGGAGAACATTGAGCGTAATGCTCGCTACTTTGGCGATAACGAGCCCGGGTCTCGGAAGGAAGCAGTTGACCAATCTCTGACTAACTACGCCGATGAGCATCGAAAACTGCCAGCCTACAATCGGCCTCAGTACTTCGCTCGAGAGGCAGCCGTGGCTGTGGGCGAACAACGCTGGAATGACGCAACCCGACACTTGCAATCCCTGCAGAAGTTACTTGACCTGGGTGATGATGAATTCGAACGGCTGGCTCTCAAAATTGTCCAAGTCCCCAAAGGCTACGCTAAGGGCGGCAAGATCAAAAGTCTGGGGCATGAAATCGAGAGGGGACTTAATGTTGAGCATCCCGAAGTCGCTCGGTCCTTGTACAGATATACTCATCATGGGGATGAGCGAGGACTTCAGAGAGCTTTTAGCTCTGATCAATATGGCGAGTACCAAGATAACCTACACCGACTGCTCCGAATTAACTTTCCTTCTGGAAAAATACCTGTCACTCATGTGTTCGATTATGCTGGATATCCAACTGGCGGTCCCTACATGTCAGTCTCGACCCACCCTCATTTCGGGGACTCCTCTGAAGCTCGGGGAAGTGAGGTCAGACGATTTGAGGTTCCGATCGAGGATGTTCTTGCGGCCGGAAATAGAGAGGAGGGGGAATTGATCATTCCCATGCCTGAGGATCTGAAAGACGAGGGATATGCGAAGGGAGGGCGCATAAAGGGAGGTCCCCCGGCGAAACCAGCACCGTTGGGGAAGTGCTTCGAGAATAGTGTTCGTTATATTTGGGCACACCCCGACGAGGACTTGGTCTTGGTTCATGGAACGGTTCAGGGTACCGGTGGCAACGCTGAGGGAAAGCGATATGGCCATGCCTGGGTTGAGCGCCGAGGCGACTCCCAAGTTCATTTCGAGCATGAACTTCCGCCGGAGCAAAAGGAACGCTTCTCTCGAACGGCGATTGACGTAACAACTGATGAGCGATTAAAGAATCCACTAGAGGTTCCTTCAGTCCTGTATCGTGGCGTAGGTCAAGCGAGAGACGTTATGGAATACGACAAAAAGAAAATGAACAAACTTTTGAAGTACTCCAAGCATTTCGGGCCTTGGGAATTGCCAGACATGCCCGATGAGTCAGGATATGCTGAAGGCGGTTTAGTCGAACCTGATGAAGGCCACCGCCTGATCGACCGAGCCAACTTAGGCTTCCAAGAACAATGGAAAACTCTTAACCCTGAGACTGACGAGGCTGAGTGGGGCACCAGGCCGGGGATCATAGATGAGACTCTTTCATTGCCTGCCTTTTTAGGTGAGCTGGGAGTTCCGGCCATCCAAAGGCATATATTGCCACCTTTACTTGGTGAGCAACAACCTCGCCCTGGTGAAGAATGGAAAGCTCCTAACTGGTCACACAAGGCACTCGATCGAGCGATGTCGTTGGAGGAGGCTCTTCGAAAGGAACACAATCTTGCTCCGCCTCGTGGATTTCTCGAGAATGCGGCTGAAGCAGCAGGAACTATGCTAGGTCAATTGCCAACACCGTGGTCTCGACTAAAATCAGTCGGGCCTTTGGCCAAGGCCATGAAGAAGATCGCTGGATCTCCCCTCGAGTGGTTCTCACCCACGATCGATCCGAAATTGGCCAACTATGCTGTGGGAACTGGTTTTGGCGGTGGCTTAGGAACCTTACTTCAGGGACCTGAGGAATCAGACCAGGAGGAGGACGGGCCGAGCGATGCCGAAATAGAACAACTCCTGAACAGGATGTTACTCGAGCACATGACGAAAGAGGCCATCCATCCCCGAAGACACATACGATCGCCTTTACTTGATGAGCGTGATTATGCCAAAGGAGGGAAGGTAAGTAATATCGGGGACGCTCTGTACAAGAAGCTTCAAGATCTAGGTGTTTTTGAGGATACCGACCCCGCTGATTGGGAAGATCTGAAGAACGACGATGGCAGTTGGAATCTTGCTGAGCTTCGAAGCGAACTAGACAATGCTCTCGAGATGCGAGAGGAGATGGACGATTACCTTGACACTGTTGGAATCGATGACTCCATGTCAGGGGATGAGATAGCTGATAAAGTCAGGGACAAAGTCGTTGACCCTCTTCAGGGTGGTACTCCTACCGATTTACAACGACTGCTGGATGGGCTGAGGGCTGATACTGCTGATCTGGCCCGTATGCGAACTGAGCAAGATGCCTCAGCTCCGGACTGGCATAAACCAGAACCTCCCGCGAAACTACCCTTACCGTCTGATGTAGAACAACTCAAGAGAATGTGGAATCAATCGCATACAGATTGGTGGAACAAAAAACAAACCTGGGAGGAGCACAAAGAGCGTGCCGATCCCATCATGGAGAAAATGGTTCGAACTAAACAACAGATTCGGAGAGAGGCAGGGAGGGGAGTTAACAAGCCCATTTTCAAGAAGATGATGGAGATTCCTCATGGCACCAAGGTTACCGCTGTTCACGGATTGAAATACCCCAAGCCGACTATCGGAACAGTAACTGGGACTAAGACTATCCAGTTAGATGACGGGATTTTCAACTTACCTCGCGTTGATTTTGGTGATGGTAAGCCTAGAACGGTATTCCCAGGTGACATTCATGAAGTGTACCTACCTCACGATTTTGCGAAGGGAGGCAAGGTGTCAGGTATAGCAGATAAATTAGTTCAAGAACTTCGAGACATGGGGGTCCATCTCGAGCGTGAGATTTATCATGACCTCAAGAACTCTGATGGTTCATGGAATCTTCAAGCTCTTCGGAAAGAGCTTAAAGAACAGAAAGAAGCGGACGATGAAATGTACGCTGAGGATGAAGAGTTAGGGCTAAATGACTTAGACCCCGATGCAGCCCACGAAGAACTTCTTAGGCTTTTGAAAGACCAAGGCGGGCGTGGGACAGGGGCATTTCACAACTGGATTTCTCATGGAGAACCGCTAACCCATGATGATCTGTACGAGGGTTTGGTAGTTGATGCTGATGATGAGCCTATCAAACGACTGATCCAAATGGATCCGAATAGCCCGCACTCAAAAGCGCTACAGGAATATATTGATCAGGGATACCCCGAGGAAGCCGATCTTTCTTCGATCCAGGACCATGTCTTTAATCTGTACGGTCAGGTGATGAAAAAATTCGACGAGGGGTATGACCCGACACCGTTGCAGTCACAAGATCAAAGCGGGCATAGGACTGTAGTGGAACAGATTCTCGGAGGAACGCCAACTGATCTGTCGAAGTTCGATACAGACCGCCCGTTCCAGCGCCCACCTCTGACGGAGGTGCCGAACAATGAACCGATTGATCTCAACTCTCGGCTCAGGCAGCTTCAGAAAAAATTCGAGAAACACCAAGCTGATGAAGTTCAGGATCCCGAAGCGATGGATGACGAACGCTGGGATCAACAACATCGTGGGGACGATGACCTTGATAGTCCGGCGGGCATCTCTCCCGAGGATGAGGCAGGTCAGATGGCTTTGTATCAAGAATACGAAGATCTCACTGAGGAATTTCTCGAGGACGCGGGTTCGATGGACCCCGATCGACTTAGTCAATATAAAGAACTCCTTGATGACATGCATAGTCAGATTACTGAGGGTGGATTGATCGCTCCTGGAGACGATCACACGGCTGAGTACATGCGTCAGATGCGAAAGCATGGAAGGCCTGATCCATTCGAGCCCCCACAGATGGCTCCAAAAGAACCTCCAGACGATTTTGCGAAGGGAGGCAAGATCGTGAAACGATCTTCCATCAACTTTGTAACTGATGACCTCCAGGCGAAGGGGATGACCCCGAACCAATATGACGCCATCCATAACCCGGCCTATCGGCAAAGTAAAAACGTAGACGCTGAAGTCGTCCACATGTCTCCCCGGGAGTACATCGAGAAAGCGGCTGAGGTTCTGTCGAAAGCTGAGGGACGGTCGGTAACGTCTCAAGATCTGGTCGAGGAGAGAATGGCTAACCAGGAGTACCTTCAAAAGATGATTGATGAGATGGAAAAAGGGACTCCATTTGCCACTCCCTATCTCAACTACCAGACCGAATCGCAAGAGGGGATCCATCGGTCTTTGGCTGCTGAGGCTCTCGGTGCTAAAACTGTCCCTGTAGTCGTGATCAAACCTAATGCCCGAAGCGTACGGGACCGTCAAGCCAAAGACTTCCATGAATGGGCCAAGACGCAAGAACTTCCTCCGGGATTCGATCGCGAGACGTTAGAGATGTACAGTTTGAATAACGCCTCAGACGTTAGTCCTGAGCAAGTTAACGAGGTAGCTCAGTCAACCTGGCGGATGTACCTAGACGATCTCGATTTCGCTCGAGAGTCTGGGATACTTTCCGAAGACTACGCGAAAGGTGGGAAAATCACCTCAGCAGCGAAGACTCTCTCTGAGCTCAGTTATGGCGAGTTGTGGAAGGAACTTGAGAGAGCTGTGGGAGCGAAAGAAGGTCAAGGCCTGATTGAGGCCGAACTGAAGGATCGTGAAACAGGAGAGAGTTACCGTGAGCAAATTCGTCGGATGAAGGCAGCCGAGGGAATGGCGCTTGATCGATCTGTTCAAGGAGAAGAGTAATGCCGAGTAAGAGTGACAAGCAAAAACGGTTCATGGCTGCCGCTGCACATAACCCTAAGTTCGCCAAGAAGGTGGGGATCAAACAGTCAGTGGCTAAAGAGTTTAACCAGGCGGATAAGGGCAGGAAGAAGTTTGCCCTCGGGGGATTAGCACAGGCTAACCAATTACCCATGAGTGGTGGTCCAATGATGCCTCAGATCCAGCCTGGCGTTCAACCTGTGGGAGGGTCTAGTCCCTTTATGCCGACTCAGGCTCGACCCTCATTGATGCATACGCGACGACCGCCTCCTTCACCTCCAGGGATGATGTTCCCGCAGCCAAAACCCCAGGGTTTGCCGCTTCCGGGTCGAGTCGGGGCTCTAGGATCGTTCGCTGGAGGCGCTAGGATCGGTCCAGGGGCGTCCCCGGGCGCTTCTGGT